GTCAAATAGGCGGCCGCCAGACAGCCGCAAATCGGGGAGACAACCATCTCCCGGAACTTGAATTTCTTGCGCGACAAAGCGCGGAGAAGGCCGCCGGCGGTTCCGGCCGCAAGGACCGCTGGGTCAATACCCAGTGAGACGAAAACGTCGTGGAGTGTCATGATGGCCCCCTATGGCGTTCAGGATTTCTTCTTCGGCTCACGAGCGAGTTTGTTGCGATCGTACCAGGCAGCGCACCATGCAATCTGACCGTTTGCCCCACCGAGCGCGTTGTCAGTTTTCTTTGTCGCCGTATCGAAGCGATCCTGAAGAAGCACACCGCTACGCCACTGGCGCCGGCACAGCGCCGGGTAGTCAGGCATCCGTCTGGCTTCCTGCACGACCCTCTCGGCCGCGGCTACAGCCTCCTTGGCGACGTTCGCCTTGGCCTTGTCGCTGTAGGCTTGGCCGAGAAGCCACTTATTTGTTGCGCAGCCCGTCAAGGAACTGCTGATCAACGCGACAGTCAGCAGGAGGAGGACTGCTTTCAATTTTTGCGAGTTCATCGGCCATTTCCTTTTTCTCGGCATCGGTGAGCGTCAGTTGTGTCTCAAGTTCGATGCGCGCCGAGCGCTCTTCATCGGCAATCTTGCGCTGCTCTTCCGCCTTGCCGTCACTCCAAACCCGCAGTCGGCGCTCTTCGACGAGCGTCGCGTTGAGTGCATCCAGTTCAGCGCCGGCGACGAGTTCAGTGACGGCCTTGTTGACGGCCGTTCGGATGGCCGAGCCCCGATCGAAGTAGAGCCAGATGCCTGCCACAAGGAAGACCCACAGCGGCAGCGTAATGCTGAACACAAGGACGGGCAGAATCCACTTGCGGACGAATTCTTCAACGACGAGCCACATCAGAGGCCACTCACACAAAGTTCAGCCTCGCCGATGCGCTGGGCATCGCCCATCTCGCGGCGGCGCACCAGCCCTTGGACGATATCGCCGCCAGCCTTGTTGAAGGCGGTCATGGCCAAGCACGCCGTGTTATAGTCGCCGGCTTCGGCGAAGCTGGCCGCGCGGGAGCCGCACAGACCCTTGTGCTTTTCCTTCGAGCCGACGCCGAAGTTGTAGGCGCCAGAAAGCAGAGATGCCTGTAGGCTCACCGGCAGTTTGGTGTAGCCAGCGATGCAGCGGGTCAAGGGCTTGTAGTAGTCATTGACGACGCGCTTCATCAACATGTCGTGGCACTGCTCCTTGGTGAAGCTCATGCCTGGCGTAACAGGCTTGCCATTGACCAGGGTGTCGCCGTGGCAGATGTCGTATTTCTTGGCGAAGCGATCCCAGTGCGACTTCAGCACCAGCCCCTCCCAAGGGATGATCAGAGAGTCGACAGCGAGAACAACGGCCGGCGGAGTCTTGTTCGTCGAGTAGTATCCGCCAGCCGCCAGAGCAGCGGCCAGTGCAGCGGCGATCGCCGACTTGGCGCGGCCGCTCGAACGAATCTTGTTAATCGGCATTGCTGCCTCCTGAGATTTTGGGTTGGTGGATGAGACGACCGATGGCCGAGGCGACTGCGAACAGAATGCCCATCAACTGAAAAGCCTTGGGCGAGAGCGGTAGCAGGCCGTCGAAGTAGGACCACATGTCAGCAAGGACGCCGAGTATCTCGAGCAGCGCGCCCATCCATGCAAAGTGGAAGCTGTAGGCGCGGTTGCGCACCGCGCGCCAATCGTCGATGAGGCGCATGGGCAGTTCCTTCTGGAAGTTGCGCTTTAGGCCGAAAGACCCGGCAGCGCTGCGTCGGCGACCGGCGGCATCAGCGCGATCGACCGAATGAAAAATCCCTTGTAGGAAGATCCATCATTGGGTCCACCGAAAGTCGCAATTTCCTGCAGGTCAAGACTTTGAACGGAAGCGTCGGTGACTACAGCATTTCCATCGGTTGATACCGACAGAAGACTATCTGTACGGGTCACAGCGACTTTGTGGACACCGGCCAGATAAGCGCCGGTGTCGAAGATTTCACGGATGGTTGAGCCCGTGTCATACGTGTCAATCGTGCCTGCACCAGTATTATCGATGCCAAAGTGGTGGTGATTGCCGCTCTCCCAGATGTAGAGCAACTCGGTGTAATCGACTCCGGCCAGTTCTTCCCATTCGATCACATTCGTCCAACTCATTGTGATCAGGTCAGTGAGAAAATCGCCGGCGGCAAAGACGCCGCCTGCAACATCATTGTCGAGGATTTCGAGACCGCTCGCCCCTACTCTCGCCGGCTTGTCGATGATATCGGCCAGCACGACCGGAGAGCCGTTCTTGGTGTAGACCTCGTTGATGAAATCCAGGGTCCAGACGTTGACGTCTGGCGTGGGCGGCGGCCCATCGCCCGTCGCCAATACAAAAGGATTGAGAAGAACGCCCACCTACAGAACCCCGCGGAACGTCAATTTCAATCCCTTGGCACCGACGCCGGCCCCGACGATATCAACCGTCACTTCGGCGTCATCCACCATTGCAGTTGTTGAAAGAACGGAAGGTGTTGCCGCGGTTACAGTCGTCTTTTCTGTCGCATCGAAAGTCGGTCGCGTGGAAAAGATCGTGACCCCGCTCTGCTTCACATCCACTTCAACCTGCCCTCCGGAATCGGAGCCGGTGTTGAGAGAGCCGCGAACCGATGACAGGGTAAAGCCGACCGGCCAGCGGAAAGTCAGTTTTGCAGTTCCGGCGGTGAGGTCGGTAGTCTCATCGCTCACAGCCACCTGATGATAGAATGGTATGGCCGGAGCAGATGGAGGAGATCCACTGGCGCCGGCGGCGGCGCGAACATTGATCCCGTCGGAGATGAAGCTTCCGATATCGCCATTCACGACAGTCTGCGGTGTGGCCGCCTGACCTGAAATCTGGACCGTAACGTCCTGACCGCAGTTGTTGTAAACCGTGAATGGCCCACGCTCCTCGGCTGGAACATTCAGCGTCACTGCGCCGGTTGGGCCGGGAGACCCGGCAATCAGCTTCAGAAAAGTACCCTCCCAAAAAAGGTCAGATGTCAGCGTCTCAGTCGTTCCGTCGATCGAGACATCGACAAAGCCGAAGGCCGCAGACTCAACGCGGTTGTCACGGTTGTTGATGGCGGTTACGCCATCGGTGACCTGCCCCTGGGCGACCGGAACCGCCTGGGGGATTTTCTGCTCGATTGTCATTGATTACCTCAGAGCGAGATCGTCGCCTCGGTGACGTGCCCTCTGCCGGCGGCAGCTGACATCATGTAGATGCGGATATTTGCTTGCGCCGGAGGCGAACCCCAGTCGGTGACTTTCTGCGCGGCTGTGTATCGCCACTCGTTGGTGGTGATCGGATAGGTATGGATGGCCGTATTGGGAGAGTCAGCATCCATGACGTCGACCTCGAAAGAGAGCGTCGCTTCGCCGCAATCCGGAACGGCGCTGAACATCTCCCATGCTGACAGCCGGCTGCGATAATCGAAGGCGACGACCGTGTCGCCGCCATCGATCTCATCATCGACGTTGATAACCGCATAGGGCTTCTCTGCGGCTCCCGTGATCGTGTGCTGTTCCGCCACCACCGCGGCCGGCGACCCGTCGAAACCAACCGCCTTAAAGAAGTCTGTCACGTTGAGATCAGTGAGCGGGTGCGCGATTTTTTGGACCCATGCAGGACTTGCCACGACGAAATAATCACCCACTTGATGAAGGCCAGCATAGACCTCGGTTCCGCGCCAGCCCCTGACGGCAAATCCCGATATGGTGTAGGAGCCATCATCGTTGAGGATGACAGTCGTAAAGCCGACACCCTCCCACCGTCCGTCCTTGCCCACAAATGCAAGATTGGAGCCGAGAAGAACTTGCTCTTCAGTTGCGGCCGCGGGCGCGTCGCCGGATATCTTGCGAACGATCAGACTGTTGGTGAAGTCACCCGCGTGCGCGTTTGGCATATCGGGGAACGCTTGGGTGCAGACCCCGACAAAACCCCTATGTGTCGCCTGATCGTAGGCTACCGACAGATTTCCGGCTGTCTTGCCTTCATAGAGCGTGCCGCCACCCCATGTGACCTGACCGCGAGACGCAACGACGCCGTATTGAACCAGCGAAGCGCCTGCGGCGTCGTCTTGGTAGCTATACAGCGGAATATCCAGATGGATGTATTGTGACTGCAGGCTGACCGACACAATGCCGGAGTAGCCCGTATTTGTAACTGCGGCGACGTCGGCTGACAGCGACGTCTGGAAGTCCCTCGCGTCAAACTCAATGACGAGGTTTTCCTTGATGTTCACTTTGGTCAATTCGACCGTATAGGAGACATTCCCCGATGGCACGAGGATGACGTCTCCGGGAATGAACTTCACAAACTCGGCATAGGTCGAAAACGAGTGCGTCCTGTCCTTAGCCTGAAGGCTCCACAGCAACTCGTTGACGAGCCGCTCCCCATCCAGATCCGACAAGGTAAGTGACGTCTGGTACTGCGCCTCCCGGGTAGATCGCGTGACCTCGTACAGCGCGCTGAAGCTGTCTGCGGTGACCGTGCGGGATTGATAGTTGTCGTCTTTTGAAATGTATTCCAGCGAGACCTTGGCGATGCGGGTGATATCGCTTCTGTCAACCGATGTGATCGACCCATCCGCCTTGAACACCAGATCGGAACCGACCAGCGTGTCGTTGGCTACGAACGATCCGTCGGTCGGAGTCTTGCGGAAGTGGATGCTGCTCCCGATGTCGGTCCATACGAAGCCGAGCGGATCCTGGTAGGAGCGAAGGAGGGTGCGAATGTTCGTGCCATCATTTTTGATGACGTCACCCCAATCAGCGAGACCATCAAACCCTGAGAACTCGATCTGGTCGATCGTGTACGGTCCGAGATAGGTCAGAAGATCGGTGATGTGGCTTTCGAGGGTGATCTGACCAGGCAAAGTCCCGGGGATTTTGTATTCCGTCCAGACATCGTCTCCAATGGAAAAATAGAAGGCAAGAGACGACTGATCGAAAATCCCAGTCCGGAAATCGGCATATGAGAGGCCCGAAGCATTATCGATGAGGGGAGTGATCGTTTTCTCATTGATGTTAAGAACATCAATGCCGATCGGACTCTGCCGGAACATGAGCACAGACCCGGGACGACTCCAGAGCCGGTCCAGCGCGCTCAGAAAGGAGTCCGAGTTTTGGTAGAACTCATCCGTGTCGACCGATTCAACGGCCGCGCCAGATGTCGGACTGACCAACAGTATACGATCACCATCCTGCACGACCAGATATTCGGTGAGCGAGTCATACCAAAGCACTTCCACATTGTCTTGGTCCGCTATGGTAAAGACAAGCGTGGAGGCCCAGTCTGCCCCGTCGAAGGTTAGCTCATAAATCTGTTTATGACTGCCAGCAAAAAACGAGACGGTCCCGGGCTGTTGTCTGCCTCGACAATGCGCATTGAGTACCAGAGGAAGCCCAGTTTCGCTTACATCGAGTGTCTTGGTGACTATGTCGATGACGGACATGACGGGTGTGCCAGAAAAATCTTCTCGGCCGACAACGACAAATTTGTCATCGAATGGCATCACCTGATAATGTGAGGCGTCAAAGTCAATTTCGAAAAAGGAGGCGACGAGTTCTCCCGTCGCCGCGTTGTACACGCAGTCCTTGTTTGCCAGTAGCGCATGATCGTGATGGACGAAGACATAGCCGGCACCTTCAATGGCCAGGCAGGTGTGAACCGATGTGATGCCGACGTAGTCCTCTGATCCTTGTAGCGGTACGCGGTATCTCTCCTGCTTGGTGTCTAGATCCAAAACCGCGAGGTAGACCGGCGTGAGGCCGGGCACTTCGGTATCCGTGAGGATCTGGTAGATCAGACGATCCTGACGATCGTAGGCGGCCTGTTGACCTGCGGCCAGATTCAGAAAGACTTCTGGCGTCTGGCCGGTCCACGCGATCTCAGTGTTGCCGCCAGTCACCGTCGCTGCGTTGGAGATGACGACATTGATCGTTGGCGCTGTCAGACTCGGAAAGTCCGGAAGGAAGAGCAGGACATCACCCGTGTGCGCGCCAGCATTAGCTCCTACAATTGTCCTGACGAGCGGGTCGACCGTGGTCTGAAGCCCGTTATAGAAACGAAAAGCAATCTTCGGGATCGCGCCATTCTCTGCGTCAAACACGACCTCATCGTTTGCCTCGATTCGAATGATGTCGTAGCCGCGGCCGAAGTAGTCCCTGCAAAGTAGATAGCCGACATCGATTGTCGCGACTGAGGTTGGCTCCGGATAGGTAAGTTCAAATTCAGACCCTATGCGCTCCCCCCTATAAGTCGTGGTTACGACTTTCGTCTGACCATAAACAGGGATGCCCTCGACCCTTCCAGTTCCGATGACAGCTGCCTTCGGACGCCCAAGAGCACCAGGTGTGCCGACGCCAGTGCGCCTAGTCGAGACGTTGTCGACGCGGGGGGGCTCAGGCGGAAAATACCAGGTCCCTTTATAGACCTTCTGGCCAAGAATCGCCATCAGCCAAGCCCGCCATAAAGCTCACCCGGCGTATAATCATAGCCAGAGAAATTGTTCTTGCGGCCATTCACAGCGCAGACGGCGCGCGTTCTCGCGCAGCCGCCGTGCATCAACAGCGTGTCTCCGACCTCGATATCAAGCGAGAACCCATCGATCAGTTCGACAAGGCTGGTTCCGCTTGACCATTTTCTGACCATGCGACTGTCCCCCGCATTGTTCCCGGAGGTCATCTTTATTGCGCCGCCGAAATTGAAATTGATCGAGGAGGGATTCGAGATCGCGACGATGAATTTCCCGTTGCTGGTTACGGACACGATGGTCCCGGAGACCTCTCGGGTTGACAGATCAAACCCGCACTCTGGTGAACCGAAGACGTGGTTGCACTTGGGCTGGATCTTGTCGAGGATGATGTCGCCAAGTTGCTCACCCTTGGTGGCGATTTCCAACGTCGCAGCAATGCTGTCCGAGAACGAGGAGTTGCCGATGTAGCCGGTCGCCATGATCTCGCGGTTGTCGGGAGAATCGATGTCCGCCAGGTAAAGGACCACCGTCGCCTTACGCCAAACGCCGCGCTTGACGTGTTCAGAAAAGATCGGTCCGATCTCATCCACAGGCAGCGTGATGTCGACGGTCGCCGGGAATCCATCCACCGTGTAGGTGACGCTGGTCATGTTGAAGCCAGGATCGCCGAGGAAGTTTTCGTCCGGGCTACTCAGTGTGGTGACATCTTCTCCGGAGGACGAGAGACGCACGACATCACCGAGGCGGTTCGTCGCCTCCACCAGCCATACAGGCGTGATTGTTTGCCCCCCGAGCATGGTCAGGAGTGGTGTTGGGATATCGCGCGGCATCAGGCGTTGATGTCCTCTATGGCGGCCATGCCGGAGATCGTCGCATAGGCGCCGCGCGGACCGTCTATGGTGATGTCCTGCGATGACGTCTCAAGCCGGCAGGCCACGTAATAACTGCCAGTCCATGTGAGGGTTTCCCCGTTCGTCCAAGGCGTCGTCGGGACGATGAGGCCATCGACCTTTGTTGAGATCGCCTTGACCGCTCCGTTCGACTTGACGACTATGGATGCCTCATCCTCGTCGAGGAACTTGACCGGATAATCGTAAGGCCGACTGCCGCCGAATGCGATCTTCAGTTGCTTACCGGCAGACGTCCCATCGCCGACGCCGAAGATCTGATCGACCACCGAATAATGGCGCCAGTCCCGGATGAGCACTGGATAGCCGCAGCCGCGGATCTCCTCGATCTGCTCGCACATCGCCCGAAGTTCGGCGATGAGCTTGTTGTTGTACGCCATGGTCATCCTGCGGAGCGGGCGTGTCCGCCTCACGATCGAGCGCACGCCACCGCCGTTCATCTGGATCATCTCGGAATTGAAATCCGGGGTTGACGAGACGAAACCCAATCCGGCCGTTTTGGGGAATGTGGGATAGGTCATCAGACCCTCCCGCTCAGTGCACCGTCGACCGTCCTGATAAACTCGTAGGCGGCCTGGCGGCCGGCCTCAGCGCCGTCGGTTACGCCGTTGACGTTGATGTCACCGACTGTGATGTTACCCATGCTCTGAGGCTGCTTGCCGTAGTCCTGGGGCCCGGTTTGAAGCGTTGGCCTTTTGATTTTGCCAATACCCCAACTCGAAATGTAGCTGCCATACTGCGAGTCGAACGCGTCGCCGAACATGGTGTTACCCGTGCCCGTCGCGCCGCTGTCGTTGTTGTGGACTAGGGCAGCCAAGGCATATGAGTTGAGATTCATCGCGGCCGTGACTTCTGATAGTTTGCTGATCGTAATATGCTGCTGGTTTGACAGATCTCTGAACCCGCCAGATGCCGTTTGATCCAGATTTCTGACACAGTCGCCGACGGCGTTGGCGGCCGCCGTAGTCAGATCTTGACTGACTCGCGTCACCGAGACGCCGCTTTCAATAGCCTTGACAATTTTTTTGCTATCATCGCCGCTTGTCAAACTACGGACTGCTCCATACGTGACACGGTCATCTTCGATGTTGGTTGACTGGCGCCCGCCCGCTGCTATCCTTCCGGCGAAATCCGTGGCGCCCGACGCGGCTATTGCAGCCTTGCGAGCATTGATCTCACTTTGTGGAACCTGATAGTTTTCGTTGAACAGCGGAGATGACTCGAACACGTCACCAACCGCTTTGATGGCGTCTTTCAACTGGCTGGATTGCGCGAGTGGGGCGGCCACTCCGCCGTCCGCGTGCAGCGTCTTGATCGTCACCGTCACCGTCTTGTCGTGCAACGAGTCGATAGCCGCGGCAATGCCAAAGACTTGGTTTATCGATGACAGTGCGCTTCCAGACAGCGTATTGATTGCGTCGATTCCGTGAGCGGCAGAGTCCGTAGCGGCCGCGCCGACGAGATTGAGAGCCTCTGACGTTTTGGTAGCGTCTGCACGTATCTGTGCGCCAGCCACGAGATAATGTTGCGCATATCGCGTTGCATCCTCTTCATCGGCGGCGGCCGCAGTATTCCTGAAGCGGGAAACGCCGATGCCAGTCGCTGGATCAACAGTGCGCGTGCCAGTCAGCCCGGCCTTGCTAATAACCGGATTCGCCTTGAGGGTATCAAGGGCGCCCGTCAGACGGGCGATCCACGATACCGCATCCTGGATGCCTTTGATGAACCCGTCGAGAGCAGTGGAATTGGCACCAAGGCTGCTCAATTGTTTCCGGATCTTTGCGAGACCGGATGTGAATGCATCAGAATTGACGCTGCCCTCAATAAACCTCTTCACCAGATTCTGGAGCTCGGCATCGATCGCGCCATATGATTGTGACACACCATCGATCTCGATAGCTTGACCAAACATACTCCGGCCGCCGTTGGCGAATGCCGTGCCAAGATCGGTTTGCGCCAGTTTCAAGCGTTCGGTCAAAGCCTCAAGATCGGTCTGGCGCTGGATCAACTCGTCGAGTTCTTTCGCGCGCGCCGTGCTTTTTGCCTGGATGAGGTCCCCACTGGCGGCGTTCTGCAATGCGGTGCTCACGCCCTCTAGGATGTCGAGTTCCTTCTTGGACGCGATTATAGCTTGGGCGCCGACCCGAACGCGTTGACGGATAGCATCGGTAATCTTGATGTTTTTGCCGGCGATGCTTTCGAGAATGCCATCTTCGGTCTCCAGCAGGCTTTGCTCTTGGCCAATGAGACCGCGGCGCTCGAGTATTTTCTTATTAGCCTGGACCTGACCGTTGATCATGTCGTCGATGGCGGCCAACTGGGAAGTGGTCGCGTCCGGCTTGTCGAACTTCATCTCCGGGGCTATTTGCTTGGCCATCGCGAGAATCTGCGCGACCTCGCCTTTGGTCGCCTCGCTCGACCGCCACCAAGCTTCCGATTTGCTATTGATCAGATCGAGGACCGTATTGACGATGGCGATCTCCCGCGCCTCGCCCTCGAGCAGATCCTTGTTGTCCTTCATGATCGCGGCCGTACCCTTGCGGATATCGGACTCGAGCGACGTCTCATCGTTGATGTTCTGAAGATCGAAAAGAAGGCCCTGCGCAGTCTTCCTAGACGCCTTCAGCGAAGCTTCGTACAATTCGAGTGCATCAGCAGATTGCTGGCCAGCGCGATTGATCTCGGCCTCGACGTTGATGCTTCCAACGCCGGAGGAAAGAGTCGTCTTCAGTTGTGATGCCTGATTGTTTACCCTGTTGAGGGCCAACTGGAGTTTGGCAGCCTCGCTGACGGCAACGGTCAGTTTGGAAATCTGATCGTCGTCGATGAACTTGGCTTCCGGAAGAGCCCGCAACTCCCTGTTGATACCCGAGAGTTGGACCTCACCGACGCCGACGCGCTTAATGAGGTTGTTGATGCCGGCGGTCGCGCTTCCGAAGAGATCGGCAAATTTGCTGTTGCCGGCCAATGCAGGATTGAGTGTCGGGTCGAAAATGCGGATGAGGACGTTCTCGATCGTTCCAGCTTGTGTCTTCAAACCCGCAGTGAACAGGTCGATCTGGTTTTTCTTCTCGTCGAGTTGACCCTTCAGTTCGTCGGTATGGAGGCTATCCTGGGCAATCTGGCCTTGACCGCCTCCGGCATTCGCAATGTCGCCCAAAACATCCTTCAGCGCCTTCTTCGTATTCTCGGCCTGCTGTGCAGCCTCGGCCGAGCGAATGCCGAGCAATGTCGTGAGCGCAATGGCACCGGTGAAGGCAACACCCCATGGGCCGCCAAGGAAGCCCACCAGGCTGGCGGCGCCGGTCTTCAGGAGGCCGAACGACTGCCGGAGTACGCTGGTGCCTCTGACGGCCGAAGCGAGCGACTGTGAGGTGTCCTCAAGGCCCTGCCTCAGACCGCCCAGCGCGGCTTCGGCGCCACGGACCTCGGCAGCTTTGCCGATGCCGCCGACTTCGCCGATCGCCGCGCGCGCGCGTCCGAGGCGCTGCGTCTGGTCAAACTCCTCAGTGAGGAGTTTTGCGGTCTGCTTTGAAGCTGTCTGCGCGATCGCCTGGAATTTGGCTTTCTGCTCGGCCGCCTTTGCTTCCGCGTCGCCGATTTTTGCAGCAAGCGCGATGCGCTGTGTGCCGACGGCATCCTCAAGCTGCGCAGCCTTCGTCGTCTCGGCGATCTGCGCCTGACGGATCTTCGTGATGTCTTTTTCCGCCTCTTTCACCGCGCCGATGTTCGCGACGTTGAGCGTCTGTTGCCCCTTGGCCGCAGTCAGGCGCGTCTCAGCCTTCTGCAATTCATTTGTCAGAGTGGTCTGACGGGCGAGGCTGTCCTCGATCTTGCTCTGGGTCTCGACAATCTTGTTGGCGGAAGCGATCGTCGACTTCGACGATTTTACCTCAACGGCGTTGGCGGCAGACACGGCATCGCGCAGCCGCGTCGTGGTTGCAAGGCGATCCTCACGAATTTTGTTGAGCTTCGCCTCTTCGCGCTGCAGGATCTTGACGTCGGATTTCGAAGCAAATTCGATGTTGTCGCGGCCCTTCAGGCTGCCGAGCGCCCGCGTGCCGCGGTCGAGCTCCTGCGCAAGATCGTGTTGCGCTTTGGTCAGCTTCTGCACCTGGTCGCGTGCATCCGCAGCGCGTCGGCTTACCTCGCCAAAGGTGGAGTCGACAGCCTTGCCGATACCCCTGCCAGCGAGCCGGCCTGCGAACGCCGAGCCCAGCGCCAGGCCGAGCGCCACCGCGCTGCCGGCGACCTTGTCGATGTTGTTGGCAAAGCCGAGAATGCCGCCAGAGACGATGCGGGTCAGACCATAGGTCTTGTCCAGCGTACCGATGTAGGCGGTCAGTTGATTGTCGGCCTTGATAAGCGACTGATCGATCGTGAGGATCGACTTGCTGAACTGCTGGTCGATTCCGCCCTTGATCTTCTCCAATGCGCCGAGAACCCTGTCGGCCGTCAACTCGCCGGCGATGCTCATCTGGCGGAGTTTGCCAATCGTGACGTCGAGGCCCTTTGCCAAAGCCAAGCCGAGTGGGGTTTCGAGAACAGCGCGGAGCTCTTCACCGCCAAGCCGGTTCGATGCAATAGCCTGCGAGAACTGGATGGCGGCCGATGCCGCTTCCTGCGCCGTGGCGCCGCCGAGCGCAAGCGCCTTCTGAATGGTCTGGACATAGTCCAAAACATCCGAGTTCGACTTGGTCGGGGCTGCCTTGGCAAGACGGGAATAAAGAACAGCAGTCGACTGCAGCGACGAGCGACTGTTGTCGGCCGCCGCCTGAACCGCCGCCAATTGTCCGGCGAGATCAGCCGCGTCGTCAGAGACAACGCGAATCTGGTTGGTGAGATTGTTGTAGGTGTCCGCGTAGCGCAGGACCAGGTTCGACGACAGCGCAGCGGTCAAGCCACCAAAGACGGCGGTCGTGGCCAGCATGGTGCCGCGAAGCAGGCCGACGCGATCGTTGACGCGCTCGAAGGCGCGCGAGACGGCGATCAGGCCATAGGGCTTGATGCCCGAAGATGCGGAAGTCTTGGCAAAACGCGCAACGGAAGCCTGGGCAAGCCCCGCCTCCTTGCGGATGTTGCTGGCGCCGCGGGCAGTGATCTTGTCCGCGAGCGCCCAGCCGGAGGCATACTGCCCCACATCCATGGTGAGCGAGGCGTAGAGCGAACCGATTGGTGTTGCCATTGCCTGCTCACTTTTTCTTCTTGTTTTTCTTCAACTGTTCCACGTAGGCTCGCATCTTCCGATGCATCTGATCCGCCGTCTGAAGCTTCTGCGGCTCTTTCCAGAGTTCCGATGGCTTCTGCGGAATCTTTCTCATGCGGCTGACCGCCTCGCGTTGCCACGCGACTTCCATCTGGCCCTGGTGCGCCGGGCCAATCCAAGTCGTCACCTCAAATGGAGTGAGGTCGAAGAATTGGTGGGGGAACATACCCGCCCGGTAGGCGTGCTTCTGCAGTTCCCCGAGAAACTCACCGGGCTCTATGCGTTTCCCGAGTCGTCATCCGTGACTTCTAGGTTCTTGACCGATTCGAGATAGTCGAGGTGGTCTTCGAACTTCCGACCGTGCATGGAGATGAACAGCGCATCGAGAATGGTTTGAACGAGCTCGATCATCGGGCAGTCCAGTTCGTCATACTTGATGCGAATTGACTTGCCGTCTTTCTTCCCGCCGATGGCGACACATTCCCTGATGTAGGTGGTGTCGAAACGGTTCAGCCGCGGGACAACATCGGCGAACCAGTTATCGCCGAACTTGCCTTGAAGATGGTCACAATCGGTATTTGTGAACCGAAAGTAGACCCCTTCCCCCGCTTGAGGGAAGGGTAGATCAGCGCGCATGCGCGGTGTGGTCGTCATAAAGTCAGTTCTCCAATTATGCGACGGATTCGTCGATCTGACCCGAGACGCGGATCGTCACTTCGAAGTTGATCGGATCTTCGCCTGTGAAGGTGAAGTCGCCGCCGGAGACGTAGCCGAAGCCAGTCAGCTTGTAGGCGAAGCCGGCGTTGGTCATGTCGATTTCCCAGTTGAACGTGGTTCCCGCGTTCAGCTTGGACTCGAGTCCGGCGGTGCCGTTCAGTGTGGCGTCGGCGGGATTGTAGTGGCAGGTGATCTTGATCTCACCCGGATCCTTGAAGCCTGGCCGGAACTCGCGGAAGCCGCCAGTCGAGGCCAGGTGGGTGAAGTCGACTTCCTCGACCGAACGGCCGGAAAGATTGATTGCAGTGACGTTGACGACGGGGGTGAAAACCTCCGGCGACTCGCCGTCGCCGACCTTGAAAACGGTTCCAAGGCCGACTTTACCAGTCGATGCTACCATGACAATTTCTCCTATGGTCAGCGGTTACCTGCGGCAGGCTTTCCGAGCCGCCGCGGCGTCCTCGGGAACCAGTGTGTTGATCCGGCACTTCCGGCATTGCCAGACCGGATATCCGCTCCACTTTCTTTCGATCATGGAGCAGGATGGGGTGGCCGAAACGACTGAGGCCGCCTTGGGGGCGGCCTCTTGTTCGGCAATCTGTTCGACCGCCAATGGCGCGTCTTCTTCGATCGGATCCGGCTTCTTGGCCGCCCGTCGGATGTAAACGCCACGCGGCATTTTCAGCCTCTTTTGTGTGAGTTACTTCTTCCGCGTGCGGAACGCCGCCGTGGAAATTCGGAGCCAAGCGCGCTCGCCGAGAACCTTCAGCACATTGCCTTTTTGGGAGTCGAATGCCGGGCGGAAGAATGGGTGCGGGCGGGCGCCTGGGTGACTGAAGCCGCCTTTGAAGCGGGGCTGGAAGTGCGGCGCTGTGCCAAATTCAACCAGATGCGCGATATACCGCGCGCGCTTAGCAAATGTGACCCACCAAACCCTGACCTTGGCGGTCCCCTTGATCTTGACGGACACGACGCCCTGGTCGAGATGTCCCCCTTTGGGGGCGCCGGTCGGCTGGGGGAAGAATGCCGAATGCTTGCCGGCATAGTTGCGGACCGAGACGGCGTTCTTCTCCGTCTCCTTGCGCATCGGCTCCAAAGCCGCCTCAAGGTCGACGTCCATCGCGCGGCCATCATAGACGCGACCAAGCTGCTGGATGCTGCTCCGGAGTTGAGTGTCCCCAGTCAGTTTGAAACCCTTGGCCATGACAGCCTCTTACGATCGCCAGCGGATGAAGAAGTCCAATGTGCGCCGGTAGGTCGCGCGATCATCCGAGTAATCGGTCCGATCGAGATCGGCGAATTGGGTGGCGACCCCAGTGAATGCGCCAATCGTGGCATTCACATTGTCCTGCAAGGCGGTCATCACCGCATCGCCCAGTGACATGACCTCTTCCGGCGTCGCGGCCATGCATTCGATGGTGACCCGGTTCCGGAAATACTTTCCTGCCCCCGTTAGCATGTGCTCGTCGTAGCCGCTGGCGATGTTGACCACTAGGCAGGGCATTGTCGCGCCTTGTGGCAGGTCAATGGGATAGATGCGCACCGCGGTCGTCTTCGTAGTAACCGCCGATGTCGCCTTAAGTTTGGTGATGGCGATCGAGAGCGCGCTCACTTCTGCCGCACTTTCAATTTCACAGTTTGGTCATGAGTCCGGCCGCCAGCAGTGACGATGCGGTTCAGTAGTTGATAGGCGACATCCGCAACGCCGGCCGACAGCCAGACCGTGGTTGTTGTGTCCGTGAGCGACCTTGTCCCAAGCGTGAGGCCTGAGCCCACCGGAATGGTCCATGTCGACGACGTGATCGTGTCTCCCGCGAGCCGGTCAGTCCAGTCAAGGACATAGTCCAGAACCTCGTCCGGATCTTTCGGATCCCAAGTGAGCGCCATGGCAGTGTCCTCTTACTCGGGAACGAATGCGACGCGGGTTTCGGCGGCGACTGTAGCGGTTCGAACTTCGGCAGGAATCGCAGCAACACGAGTCTCGGCCGCGACGTACGCGATCCTTGCCGGATCGGTCGGGCTTACAATGACTGTCGTGCCGCGTCCCCAGTATCGATCGCCGAAGAAGCGGAGTCCCCAGAAGCGGCGACCGAACATCTTACGTGGCGTCCAGAGTCACCGTAGGCCGATTGCCGTCTGAATCGGCGCTCGTGACAACGATGCGGTTCTTGCTGCCGTCGGCGCTCTTGTACTTCGGCGACGAGGTGTCGAGATTGACGCCGACGCCATAGAGGGCAGCGCGAGACAGCCGCAGGAAGTCCTGCACTGTTTCAGCATTCTCGAACGAAGACGCCAGGAGCGCAGCGGCATTGGCAGAGGCTGTCGGAATGGTGAGTGCGGCGATCGCCGCCAAGACTGCGTCATCCGCAGATGCAAGTTCCGCCGTCATCTCGGCATGGGTCGGGCCATCATAGTCCGCGAGCGCGGTGTCAACCTCTGCGTTGACTTGCGCAGCCGACACGTTGTTGAGCGCCGCGATGTCGCTTTGAATTGCGGTCGCTGCGGCAATGATCAATGATTGGTCGGCAGGATCGCTCGGCAGATTGTCGGTCTTTGCCTTGACTAGGGCGACCTGTGTCAAGACCGCATCATCAGCGGTTCCAAGTGCCGTCGCCAACTCGGCATTTGTAGGAAGGTCATCGACGCTTGCCTGCGAAGCGCGAGCATCGAGAATGAGGTCGAGCCGGCCGCCGTTCGCCCAATCGGTCTGCAGTTCGTTGGTGTCGGCCAGGATTGCCGCAACCTCGGTATCAAGGAAGTCATCGATCGCATCGACCTTGCCAGAGACCGTGGAGAGCGCTGAGGCTGTTGCTAATCCAGATTGGATTTCCGTCACCGCATCCGCTGCGAGGGCCGCCGCCGTCACGCTGTTCGCCGCAAGGCCGTTGACCAGCGTCACCGCAGCGATGGTGCGGGTCTGCACCTCGTCGGCGATCTCGCCGGCTGTTGGCGCGCTGCCGCCTGTTGGTGCCTGTTCCAGTGCGTTGGCGGTGAAGCGGAAGGTGCCGCCGTCGTCCTCGACCGTGTCGTCGAGCTTGTCGGTGCTCACCTTGATGGCATCGACAACAGTGTCGACCGTCGCCAAGTTGGTGATGATGGTGCCGATCTCGGTGTCGATGTAGCCGGCAACGACCGCGAGGTTTGCGGCGGTTGCGAGCGGCGATACAGCGGCGTCCAGTTCTGCCTTGGTTGGGGCGTCGTAGTCGGCCAATGCCGAATCGACCTCCGCATTGACCTGTGCGGCCGAAAGGTTGTTCAGCGCAGCGATGGATGCCGCCGTGGCAAGGCCAGCCTGGAGTTCGGTGGTGACATCGGCCGCAATCTTGGCCGCCGTAATGGCATCAGCCGCGAAGCTGCCCGCCGTGATGCCGCCAGATGCGACACTGGCGACAGAGCCGCCCACATTTCCGGTGACAGAGCCCACAGCGCCAGTGACGGAACCGACTGCTCCGGTAACGCTGGCAATGGTGACATCGCTGGCCACCTTGGCATCGGTGATCGCATCGGCGGCTATCGCAGTGGCGGTCAGCACGGCGGCAGCCATGGCGCCGACGCTGGCGTCTATGCGGCCCGAGACAAGGGCGGCGGGCAGAACGGCTTTGACGGCAGCAACGTCCGCGCTGACAGATGCGCCTGCCGGGGCACCAATACGCGCATAAGCGTCCCCGGTCATCGCGGGAGCGGTTGCGCCTTTCCAGTTGACGACATTGGTATCGACGCGACCATTCCCATCCTGGTTGATCTGCCCAGCGCCGGTGCCGCGCGTGTAGAGACCGCCAGCGGCTTCTGCCGCGGCATTCGGTAGTGCGGTCAGGCCGGCGCGAACGCTGTCCTGCGGGTCGATCGCGACCAGTTGCACATCACAACTCGCCTGCACCATGCCGGTGGCGCCCTTGAGCACAATGGCGACACTGTCGGCCCCGGTGGCGAAAGCCGCATCCGGCACGTCGAGCCGGTAGATGCCTGGCATGTTGGCAGCGTCGACTTCCTTGAACCCGCCAGACGACCATGCGGTGTTGGCGGCGGCCAGCGTAGCCAGCGTGATCGAAACCGCCGTGTTCTGGTTGCGCACGTAGTAGGCGACGAGGCTCGCCGTGTTGAAGACAAGCCCGGTCTTGCGCCCGCCGGTGGTCGACGTCGAATCCAGGATGTCGAAATAGATCGACTGACTGGTGGCGCCTTTTTTGACAGTTCGCATTGAACGTTTGCCCTTAACCTCAGCCGATGACCAGGCTGACGGCCGCCCAGCCGTTCGCCGTAGTGGTCGGGGCTAGATTGGTCGTAAATGTGCCCGCAGTCGTTTCGCCGGAGTTGCGGCTTCGGTAAGCCACGCCAAGACGGTTGCCGGTCGCGGTCGCGGGCGTCGTCAATGTCCCGACAGATGCAGCCATAGAGTCGCCGGCAACATTGTTGGCGGAAACTGCTGACGCAACCGCAACGCCCATCTGAAGATCAGCGGTGGCGACCGATACCGCCATGTTCCCGACATTTGTATTCGCTACAAGATTGCTCTGGAACGCGGTGTCATTATCGACAACGTCGCATCCCCCAGATCGACGAAACGCCATGATGTGGACAGACATGCGCTGCGATGTCGCCTGCGTCCACGTTGTCGACGCACCAGCGTCCCCGCTTTGCGCGACGCGCTTGTAGACGCTGGTGCTCTGTGTCGTGGTGCCGTTTTCGGTGCAAGAGACAGTCGAAACCAGTGTCCATCCGGCAGCAGGCGTCAATGCCGCCCTATGCATCACCGCTGCGATCAGGAGATCGCCTGTCGCAACACTGGCCGGGATCGTCTGGTTCTGGCTTGTCGCGGTTACATAGACCGTGCTTGATGCGGCGACAAAGGCAACCGGTTCCAGCACAAATTGATAAGACCCATCCATCGACCATTGCCGCATGCCGAGGATCGACATCACCAGATCCTTGCTTGGTCGGCCGGTTTGATCCCGGAGGTGAATGTCTGGATGTCAACGGGCATGGTTACCTACGCGACAATGGTCAGTGTAATCGACGGGAGACTCGCGTTTCCGCTCGAGTCAGTGACCTTGAAGGTGACTGGATAGTCGCCGGCCGTTGTTGGTGTTCCGGAAATCAGACCTGTCGAGGACGAGAGGCTGAGACCTGTAGACAGTGATCCGGCAGAGACAGAGTAGACCTTCGTGCCACTTCCGCCGGCACACGAGATACTGAAGCCTGCGAATACGACGTTTGCCTGCCCGTCGGGGATGGCCTCAGTGATCGCGATCGACAGCGGTGCCGGCCCAATGACCGAATCCTGCACCGTGCACTCGATGATGCAGTCCCGCTGGAACTGCCCATCCGGCAGCGGCGCCTTGATGTCGAAATTCATCCCGTTGTGGACGATCCTCATCGTCGTATCGAGGCCGACGACTTCCTCATACCTTGTCCGAAAGCGCCAAACCTCTTCTGAGTATCGCTGCTTGGTCGCCGGGTCGAAGTGTTCTCGGCCGCGGCGGACTTCCACTTCACAAAGAGGCGATCGCCAGGTCTGCCAGACCATGTTTGGCGCGTTCAGACTGTCGACGCCGACCTGAACCTTGCGCTGGATCTCGATCTGGTTACGAAGGACTGAGCCGCGCATGCGTTAGTCCTCATTAAAGCTGTCATACGAGTTGCTAATTTTTAGCGCAGCGCGCAGGTCATCCATGGCGAACAGTACGTTTCGGCTGATCAGCGTCTTGTTCTGCTCAAGGATGGTCGCTTCTGTGTTTTCGAAGTAGTGGCCGGCCAAGAACTTGACCATCCTCTTGACCTTGCCGTTGTGCTCAGCGTAGCCGGCCGTATAGGTGACCGACACCGCGCGCGGCGCAGCAGTGACAGACGGCCAGGCGCTGACCGGATGGACCTCAGGAACAAGCATGCCGCTCTTGACGACATAGTCCGCGGAGTCGACGACGTTGTCCGGACTGCTTCCGTCCTCAATCATGATCGCGCCAAGGCTGATCAACGGAGGATATGGGAGCAAGATCGGAAGCGGCTTGCCGCACTCGTCATTCCCTGGGAATTTCGTCATGTAGCGCTTGTAGGTCGTGGTGAGCAGCGTCCTGTTCAGTTCACCGCCAATGCCGTGCAACTTATCAACAACGTCTTCGAGGATTTCTCCGAGCAAAGTGTCGTGCGCCGCGATGGTCGACGAGATGCGGAGATGCCGCTTGAGTTCCGCGACGGACACGATGTCGGTTGCCTCATCCGTCGGAGGCGTGACGATCTCAATGTCGAGCATGGATGTTCACCTGGTCTTGTAGCCAGGGCCACGGCCGGCCGGCTGCATGTCGCGAACGACACGATCGACTTCCTTGCCCTTTGGGCGCGTCACCGGCTTCGGCTTAAGCCCCTTCTTGGACACAGGTTTCTCGAGCGGTGCCGTGTAACGGATCATGAAAACCTCGCCTTCGCGATGGTCAGGAGGGATTTCATGGTCACCGTCAGTCGCTCGGGCTTGTGGAGGCGTTGGTTAGCGTGCCGGTTGGCGTGAGTACTCCACCGGTGCCCTTGTTCGTGCCGAATGTCGCTGCATCTCCGCTCAGGAAAACAGCCGGGGCTGTCCCGGTCGGAGTCGAGCCGTCCGCGCCTAAGTCAACAGGCTTCCCCGCGCTCATGAACTTCGCGCGAACCTCGGAATCACTGAAGTCAACGAACTGCCCAGGTGCCCACCAGAACTCGGCCATTCCGCCCGAATAGAAGGTCGCGTTCTCCAGGATGTCTGGTAACGCGAAACTCAATCCACCAAAACCGGGCATGAACTGATCGCCGAAGTCCTGAACAGAGCCAGTCTTGTCGATGCCATTGATGAAGAGCTTGATGATCTTCTCGCCCTCCAGATGATTCGCATCAAACATGCCGGCAACCCATTGCCACGCGCCGTTAACAATCGATCCCGGCACACCATCGGCATTCAATCTGAAGAGTCCACCGACGAACGACGCCATCTCATTGCCAACGCCCGATGGCAGAAAATCAGGTGGCCCGCTGCCCGATCCACCAAACCACTCGGTGTTAAAGTTGGTAGTGTCGGGGATGAAGATCGCGCGATTCTGATGCCAATCATCAGGGTTCAACCAGACGCTGAACGAACCAACATAACTGTCCACCACACCGGCCAATGATTCGGCAATCAGATTTTGGGTGCTGCCGTCGAAATGGACAGCGCCCACAGTCGCTCCACCACCCCCGCCCGCGCCTATATTCGCCGCGACCTGCGCCAGCGACAGTCCGCTACCGGCCAGCATGTCAGGCGGTCCGTCCATAGAGGCGGAATATGTCCGCCGAGAAAGCCATGAGCGTCAGCAAAACAAACTGCGCCGCAGTTGAAAGCTGATCGTCCGGCTCACCGATCGTTACGCCCGATGCCGTGAGCGTTACCTGGCCGGCGCCGCCTTGGCTGATGCCACAGATGAAATCCGATGGCAGACCAGCCGGGACAGTCAGAGTGACCGCCGAAGCGGCCGTGAAATCGAGAATCTTGCCGTGGTGATCTTTCGTGAGCGCATAGGCAGTTGCGCTGACCACTTCGATCTGCGGCGTTGCGAGTAACCCGACCTGATCCAGAGGCACCCGCTCTCCGTCGTCCCCATTGGGGCGGAAGGTTCTCACGAAATCAGTCATGATTTTTACCTCTGAGCGACCACATGGCCGCATCGACAAAATGCTCGCGAAGAGCGTTGGGGAATTTGATTTTCGACGCCGGTCCGCCGCCTAGAATGGCGAGGCCAATCCTGGCCGAAAGCGTCTGGTCTGAACTTCCGCCAATGAGCGTGTTCAGCAGGCGAGAAAAGGCAGAACCGACATTGCTGAGATAGTTGGCCATGCCGCCCTCCCCCGAGGTAGTCGGCGGGCCCGAAGGCCCGCCTTGCGCATTAGATCGCGTCTGCCGTGCCCAGCTTGTAGGTGGCTTGCGTCGAAGGCTGGTTGTGATCGCCGTACAGGACCAGGACCGCCGACCATTCGCATGTGTCGGTCGCGCCGCGAGAAAGGTTCGGCGTGATCTGCGTCCGGACGAACTGGCGGGCGCCGGCGAGGTCGATGTCGACTTCGTAGGTGCCGGTTTCGACCGAACCGCCGGAGTCACCGGTGGCGACGACAGCGGCCGCGAAAGCCGTGGCGAAGTCAGCCACGCCAGTGCCGGCGAGCGCGGTGGCGTCCTGGAAGTTGCCGGCGAAGGTCAGGGTCTCGCCGGTTTCGAGCGTCGCGGTGAAGGCGATCACCAGCTTGGCGGACTGTGCCATGCCAATGCCTTCAAGTTCGCGATCGATCCAGGCGCAGTCGACTTCGGTGGCGTCACCGGAGCCGGCTGCCACGGCTGTCTTGTTGATTGCAGCAAAGGCAGTGCGGCTGTAAGCGCCGCCGTCGAGCATATTTGCACGCATGTTGGAATCTCCTTCTCGTGCGTTTTCGTCTCCGCCGAATTATTCCGACGGAGTTACAGCAGCGGCGCGCCGCTGAATTTCAGCGCCAATGACCTCGACGGCGGCGGCAAGCGTCTTCACGTCTTCGCCACCGGGGAGGGTTTTGGCCAACTTGACCTTCTGGAGGTGGTGCATGCTCTCCCAATCGTCCGGGATGGGCGCTGCGGTCACCTCTTTGATTTCGGCCGGCTGCTTCGGCTCAACGGAGTCGGCTACCTCGAAGGTCTCGATGCCTTCCGGCACGTTGACCAACTCGGCAGCCTTCTCCCTGAGCATCTTGCGAGCCGTATCCGGCGTCACACCAAAGATGCGGCCGGTCTTGGTGGAATGGACCGGCACGAGGCCGGTCTTTTTGACTACTTTCACGAAGATCTCCTGATCAGTGAGTCAAAGAGGCGCTTACGCGCCCCAGCGAACGCCCGGGATGACCGACACGGCTTCGAGGTAGCGCATGTCGAAATCCGCCTCCGCCGACGCCTTGATGTAGGTCAGGTCGTTCTGGAAGGCCGACACGGCAACGCCGTTGGTGACCACGGTCGCTTCGGTCGAGACCGAGAACGAGATGCCCATGCCCTCGCCGAAGAGGACGTGACCGAAGGCGATCAGCCAGATCTGCGTCTCGTCGGTGCCGGCGCCGCCATTGACCGGATTCTGGGTGGTGACCAGGACCGGCTTGTTGCGCCAGATCGGGCTCGCAAGCTGGAGTTCCGGGTAGTAGCGGTTGCCGTTGCCGTCGCGCATGTTCTGCAGGTGGATGAACGTGCGCGGGGACATGACCCACTTGGCGCCCAGCATCGGCAGGTTGGCATTCATCATGCCGAGCTCCGCCGAGGAAGCGTCCGCCTCGATCTGCGCGACCGTCGGCGCGGTGCCGGTGGCCGTCAGGGTGACGGTGGTGACGCCTGCAACGGTGGTGATGCCCTGCGGGGTGTAGGCCGTGCCCTCGCCGATGTAACCGGCGCGGTCGATCTCGACGCCCATGACGTTGGCCATGTCCATCTCGACCCAGGAGCGCACATCCGGCAGCGAATAGCGGATGAGCTGGTTGGTGATCGGCACGAGGGCGTCGACGTACTTCGCCACCATGTTGATCTCTTTGAAGGTCGGCTGGCTCTTGGCGATGGCCTGGCCTTCACCACGCCATCCGGCGGTGGCGCTCGAACCCGCCTTCGGCATCTTGTAGCTGCCGTTGATCAGCGGCACGCGACGCGGGCCACCCTGCAGGAACGTGGTCGTCGGGCGAAGAACGTCGATGATCTCGCTCGACATGGCTTCCGGAAGCAGAACGCCGCCAGCGGCCGCCGAACCCGAATTCAGGGCGCGGGTCTTCTGGGCGGAGTCGAACTCGCGGGCCACATGGCCGTAGCCGGCCGCCTCGAGGTGACGGAAGACAGCCTTGGGGCCGCCGGCCTTCTCTTCGATCCAGGCGCGAGCCATGGCGGCGATCATGAGCCCGGTCTTTTCGACCGTGGTCAGCTTGACCGCGACTTCAGCGGGAGTGCGCTCGACGGAGCCGGCCGGATCGTTTGCCGGAAGAGCGGCGCGGGCGCGGGCTTCATCAGCCTTCGTCAGCGCATCGATCTTCTTCTCGATCTCTTCGAGTTCGGTGTTCTTGGTCTCGAGGCCGGTGAAATCCTCGGCGGACATGTCAGTCTTGTCCGTGAGGGCCTTGATTTCGCCGACCAGTTCTTTCAGCCGGGCTTTCAGGATTGCGAGCATGGTTGTCTCCTTTTGCTCATGAAAAAAGCCGCCCTTGCGGAGCGGCTTGTTGATCCGGCGGTTGCCCGGCCCGGAATTCTGGAATGTGGTGTTAGGCCTCGATCAGACCCTTGGAGGCGAAGCGGGCGAGGATGGCTGCGGTTGCCGCCTTGGCGGCCTCTACTTCTTCCTCG